TATTATCATTTGTCAATACTAATTACGTTTTGTTAGAGGATTTTATGAAATTTAGTGAGGTAATGATCTTCTACGATTATAATATGTCGAAGATAGCAAAGGCTCTTGAGACGAGCCGACAGTATGTAGCGCAATGGAAAAAGGCCGATTCTATCCCTTATCCAAAGCAATGTGAGCTACAAATTATTACTAACGGCAAACTAATTGCCAATAAAGAGGATTAATCATGAGCAATCCAGCGAAATACACGCAAGAACAGATGGATATAGCCGTATTAAAGACCACAAATGAGGGTATTTTTAGGTCGTTTGATGACATTAAGACCCAATTAGGCGAAATAAAAGCTGATCTTAAGAGCCAAGGCCATATGAACTTAGGCTTAATTTTGGGTATTTACGCAATGATTGGCGCAGCAGCACTGGCTAAAATATTCGGTGTAATGTAATGGCCGGAGACGGCACAGCAGCAGTGCTGTTTATATGTGTAGCTGCCGTAATAATCACATACATAATTTGCAATAGGGATAGATAACGATGAGCTGTATTACAGAAATATTAAAGCTGAAAGGTGATCAGGAAGTGCTTGTACCTGATGGCGAATGGATAGCAGTTGAAGGCGGTGGAACTTACAAAGACCATGAATACATTATTGTCTTAAACACCAGTGGCCACCGCTGCGGTTACGTGGCTATACCACCGGAACACCCCTATAGTCAAACGCCAGAGGAAACCCGCGAATTCTGCGGTAAACCTTACCAGCATTATGACTATGACAGCCTTGATATTGATGTACACGGCGGGTTAACGTTTATGGCTCCCGATCACGGACTAAAGGATTTATTGCCTGTTCCATGTACTGATATGTGGATTGGCTTTGATTGTGGCCACCACGGTGATATGTGTGACGTAAAAATGTTTAAAAAATACTTCGGCGAAGAACAAGTAAAGGCAAAACAATCGTTCTTCGACTGTATGAATCATGGCTACTCAGGCCAAACCGTTAAAGAATACGATTATGTTGAAAAGCAATGTCACCACATTATCGACCAACTAATACAGGTGGCCGCATGAGTTGGTATCCATTCCTATCACACACAATACCAATCGTATTAAACAGCGCGTCCATTATTATGCTTACGCTCTGGTATCGCAAGCTAGAGAAACGTTTAAAAGATATTGAAAACGCACTGTACATACGCCAATGGCTACAGGCTATACAAGATGGCGAGTCACCGAGTGACCTTGCTTACATGCGCGAAAAGGGCTTTCTACGATGAACGGAACCCTAGAAAAAGAAGACATATTGTCGTTGTTTTTTATGCTAACTGAAATCGATGTTGATGCCTGTGTGATGACCATAGAATCAGACATAGAAAAGCATGGGCAATTTGGCCAAGGCTATTTAATGGCCGTGAAACAATGTCGTGAAACATTAAAGAGAATTATAAAGGACGTTGAATGCTAGATAAAGCCACAAAATATAAGGCCGTGGGCTGTGCTAATAAATCGCTACATTTTATTAAGCAACTCAAGAAACATGCGCAGATAGGGGAAGGATTTTCACAGGAACGCGCAGCTTATGGACTGATGTTGATTGAGGCTTACATTAACGGACAATTTTTAACTGAGATTCAGGAGTTTTCGGGTGATGAGTGATGCAATTGCAGAATGGTACAGAGCTACAAAAAAGATGATTAAGCAGGTTACGGATGACTCGAAAGGTGACGTAGAACCCATACAGCATATGATTGATGACTGGAACCAAGCCCTAGAAACAATGGAAGCAGCTTGCCCCGGGCTTAAAGAACAATACGAGCGAAGACAGGCAGTAGAGCAGTCATTTACATCAACGCAAATCGATCACATATGCTACATGATTGGCGAATGGTACATAGAATGGAAGGAAAAAATGTGGGTAGAGGGCAAGCCAAATCAACACCGTTTAGGCATTGCTAAAGAGAAACTAAAAACGATGATTTGCGGGGATTAAATGAGTAAATATTTATGCTTATGTGGTCAACCATTTAAGCGGAAAAAGGACGCAGATAAACATGCGAATTTATTCACAAATGAAGAAGAAACGCTAAAGATTTACCACACTATTGTTAAGAAAAATTGGCGCGGAAGGCTCATTGATATTGCCTTGGATTATCCGTGGGGTAAGTTTTTCCGGGTGCTTGGTGGGTATATGATTTGGTTGGTTTTATGTCACCATTTCCAGATTAGTTTAACCCTATGGGAAGCAACATTTATGGGCTTAGGATTGGGGCTTTATATTGACTAATGGAATATACACACCTTATACGGGGCTTACGGATGAGCGTTATACATGGCGTTGCGAACTGCAAAACGGTATATGGTATGAGCCTTATGTGCTACAACAGTATAGAGCAAATCGAGATTCGAATCTCTGGCGAGCTACAAGGGAAGTAGAAAAGTTATGCGAGTATATCTTACACTTAGAAGGAGCTAAACCCATGAGCGAAACATACAAAGTTACCTGTGATCATTGCGATACGGATATCACAGCCGACAAATATTACCCGACCTACAGAATCAGGCTACAAGAGGAAGTGCGCAACCTATTGCCGGAAGGTGAACAAGGTGAAGCAAAGCCCGAGCTAAGCCGAGCAATGAATTTCTGTAACCTTGAGCATTTACAAGATTGGCTATTACGTGGAAATGATGAACCCGATCAACCATCTGACGAGCCGACAGACTCCGACAAGCCATCTGACGAATAACAAGGATTCTCTATGACTGAATTAGCCGAAGCGCAAATAAGCGTTGGTGGTATTGATACCAACTCGCCTATACAAGTCATGATGCGTGACATTGTGAGCGCGGTACGGCAGTTAATCAGTGATGGCCTTGACGACCCAGAAAACGAACTTGCGACCATTCACCCAAGGATGGTCATTTCTATGGTCGTAACAAACATACTGGTTAATCTGGTAGACCGCTCATTAAAACCAAGCCTTGACATAGGTACACGGCTCTTGCTGATACAAGACGCAGTGGACGAGGTAGCAACCCTATCATTAAAACTATTTTCAGCTATGGAAGCAGCGAAAGCAGACCCTAGCACGGCTCATTAATTATTTAGAGGATTGTATATGACTTTTCATGTGGTTGAACCTTTTGGATCAGTTACCGTACCCAGCTCAAGGCCATCTATCAGGCTTAACAGTGAAAAATTGTCCACATTGTTAAAATCAAATATATCTTGTCATTTCAATAAAAATCTGGATCAAGAGTTGATCGACACATTAACTAAGCAGATTGTTGAATCTATTGACTTTTTCTTAAACAACCCAGTCGATTAATTTGGTCGGAGAGATAGGAATTTTTTTGATTTAGAGGTAAGATGTTTAGGAAGTTTTAGAGGCTTCCTGCCTCACTACTTTTTTATTATTAGGCCGTTTGAATATGTTCCGCCAAGATCGTTATTCAAACTATAAAGACACGCGAAGGACAAAAAGTTTTGGCTCCGGGCTTTTTGTTATGGGCTGCGCATCCGTTCGCGTTTTGGTTTATGCATTCCACAACTATGGTTAATGCATACACATAACAAAGGCAATTATACACCATGACTAATGAAAAGAACAACAAAGAACACTCAACTTACGCACAAAAACCTATTCAATCCCGTTACATCATGATACGCGAGAATATATATCAAGCGTTATCAGCTCATGCCTTGTCCGTGTACATGTCCTTAAGGTTTGATGGTGACTATGGAAGCGAAGCAGCCCCAGTAAAACGGAACATAAAATGCTTATGTAACAAGGCGCGAGTAAGTCGTAGTCGATGCTTTGAAGCCTTGAACGAACTTGAATCGCATGGATTGCTTACGAGAAGCGCAGACCCCGGATATCAAAACTTATACCTCGTAGCCCAAGACATGGGTTACTTCCTACCCAAAGAACCAGCAGAACCAGAACCGGAAAAACCACAAGAACAAGTCGATTTACCACCAGTCCACGATACGGACGGGGTAGTCCACGGTGTGGATGGGGTAGTCCAGGATGTGGACGACATAATCAATAACTCTTTTCAACAATCTTCTCATTTAAAACCTATTGTCGATTCTTCGAATACGACCAAGGATTACAAACAAGATTCTCTCTTCATGGAATTCTATAAAAACTACCCCAATAAACAAAAACCCGTCATAGCTCACAAGGCTTTCTTAAAGCACAAGCCAGATGCGGACTTCGTAGCCATGCTTGTACAAGACCTTGAGTCACGCATTGCTAACAACTGGAAGGGTAGAGACAAAAGCAAGATTCCATTTCCAGCTACTTACCTCAATGGCCGTGAATGGGAAGGCGAAATACACCTTAACCAAGTATCGACTAATCGACCATCGACCAAATACAAATCATGGGATGAAATTGTTGGTGACGTAGCATGAAACACATCGGCGAGTTAATTAAAGTGGGCAATATGTCTGTAGCCCGTGAAGAAAAGCAGACCTACACAACGATTGACCCCTTATCAGCAAAGCTTGTTGAATATGTTTTTGCTAAGTTTTATATGCTATGTCGTGGAACAGATGTTTTGTACGCTGACCCTAAGCGACTATTAGCGGAAAAAACCCAATGGCAATCAACATTTACCCGGGAAGGTTACAGCAGCGTTGACCATATCCGCAAAGCGTTGTTAAAGCTTGAACGCCATAGATACCCTAATCCACCACAGTTAGGCGAATTCCTAGCATGGAACGAATCAACACCGGATGACTTGGGCTTACTTACCAAGGAGCAAGCATTTAACCGCAGTGCTGAATATATGCGTGATGGTGACTTGAAAGACTTATCAGCCGAACAAAACATGCTGTTAGGCTTAGCCGTAAAGGAATCTGATCGCTATTTCTTACGCAACAACGCAGCAACCAAAACGCAACCCGTGTTTTATCGGAACTATGAAATCATCCTTCGGAACTTCTTAGCCGGAAAGATTGAGCCAGTACCGAAAGGCATTGAAGACAAGCACGAGGAAACCCAAGAGCTAAAAAAGCAAGACGATATCAAAAAGGATTTTGATCACTTGGTAGGCTATGAGCAATGTATGCCTGAGATACGAAAAATGTTAGGGATTAACCCGGATGGAACAACAAACACCCCTGTTAAGCGACGATGATTGCAAATCGATAATCAATATCCTTTGCAAGAAACTCTGTGTACGTCCTCACTTGGTAGTTACAAGGCTACTAAGCGAGGATGATAAAAACGATATGCGCCACGGCGATTTGCCTATTGAGTCGTTAGAATGTCATATAAAAGTTTGGGTTGAAAATGGTATGCCTGATTACGCACACGGTAAAACGGAAACTTACGCTGATGAACAAAAGCGATTAAAGCGTGAGAAACCATTCAAACCCCAAACGGTAGAGAACGAAGGCATTAAATACCGTGCGCCATTCGTTCCCTATCCAGACTAGCAGGGGCTAGCCTATGCTAAGCAGCAGCTAGGTATTGTTGAAGCTGCTTAAGCACTTGGTTCTCGTCCTTATCGCAAAACGTTTTTCTTCGTTTCCCTAGAAGGATATTAACCGTTAACTTGTTTTCTGTGGTGCTGATATTAACGGCACACTTACGTTTTTCTACAATCGCCCATAATGTGGGTAGCATTTTATTAATAAATTCCATTTCTAGCCCTCTCCGTTTTCTAATAAGCTGATATGTCCAATGGCTGCTAATCCTGCCTCGCCTTCACTATCAAACCATTCATTTGATTCGACAACAAGACTGGGCTTATCGTCTAGCGTATAGATTTCATAGACCCATTCATGTTGATTATCTTCGAATGCTATGAACTGATAATAATCACCGTGTTTTTTCATGCTGCTTCCTCGTCTCGCCATGCTTCATACTCATCATCACAACGTTGGTCATAGCGATCATCACAATCGCTACACAACCCACAACTACCGTGGCACTCGTTTTCATCACCATGCCAACCGTCCATCATTCCTTGATAGCTCATGCTGCTAACTCCATGTTTAAGGTGCAATATTGTTTGATACTTGGGATAAGCGAAATCAGCTCGTCTATTGTCTCCGTAGATTTATTAATCAGCTCATCTACCCATAGTTTATACTCTGTTGTTTCCGAACCATCAGCTTTAAACGACCAGTGATTAACACTAAAGTTCACCGATTTTCCTGTATTGGTTCTGATCCAAGTCATTAACTCACGGATTACATTGATTTCATTGCTCATGGTATTGCCTCTCTCTGGTTAAAAAATCTGTCTTTGGTTAAATTTACCCGCCCTACGACACCGCTTATTAAACTGGCTTGTGTCGTAGGTACGTGAACTACTTCTTGATAGCGATTACGAAAGTGCCACAGCAGTTATAAACGTCATAACCGAAGTACTCGCCATCGTCATACGCTGAAATTAAATCACCGCTGCGACCACGTACAAACCACGCACCGCTAACGCCTAATTTATTATTGAAATGTGACTCTGTATGTTCAACAGGTTCGAACTTTGAGCCAGAATGATAATCACAACCATCAACCATGCCATTGAATGATGACTTGATATTGATGAATAAGTTACCGTGATTCTTCTTGATGAATGATTTGATTGTTGTCATTGTAGGTCTACGCATTTTCGTCTCTATCTGGTTAAAGTGTTTATCTCTGCTTGATGACGCTATTATGTCAACAGTGATTACATATGTCAAGTACAATTTACAAAATAAATAAATCTGACTTTATGTTATTAGATCAGTGTGTTAGACTTTAACCATCAAATTACGCTAAGGAATGGCTACAATGTTATGTATTAAATGTGGTGGCACAGGTCGGTATTTAGGTAATGGAATGATGATGGCCGATTGCAATGTATGTGACGGTGACGACTCCGAACCCAAAGCAGTAAAGGGCAAAGACGTTTTACCACCAATTGATCGAAAGTCTAAATCCTATCAGAAAGCTATTAAAGATATTATGGCGGTAAATCCTAGCATATCCCGACCCGAAGCCATTAAGATGTTTGATGAGGCATACAATAAACCTTAAGGGTTAACTATGACAGGGAAGAAAGAGGCACAGGACGTGCCGAAATCCAAAGGGAAGTTGACAAAGGCGAAGGCTAAAGTTGACAAACCAATAGGGCGACCAACGAAGTACAGCCCAGCTTTAGCGGAAGAAATTTGCGATACTGTGGCAAGTCATCCTAATGGACTCGCAAAGCTTTGTAGTGAGCGTGAACATTGGCCAGCCCCGGCGAATATATTCGTGTGGTTACGCAAGTACCCTGAGTTTCGAGAGCAATACGCGAGGGCAAAAGTTGACCAAGTTGATGCTAGTATAAATTTAATGCAAGAAATGATGGACGAGCCACATAAGTACTTTGATGAATTTGGGAACGTTCGCATTGATGTAAGTATGTTACGGGTTAAATATGATGCTATCAAATGGCAAGCTAGCAAGTTACAACCCAAGCAGTACGGAGAACAGGCCAAAGATGAGGGCAAGACAGATACAATCTTGCAAGAGTCTTTAGACCATAAGCATAGACTGGATGAAAAGAATAAAAAGGATTTTTAAGCGTTGTATAGCTCGTTGCCCAAGACGGTAAAGGAGTTACAGGAACGTTACGCGTTCCCAGTCATACGCTGCCTGCCTCCATCAGGTTATTAACTAGCAGCCCTCTAGTGCGTGGAATGGGCATTTAACCAATTAAGGACGATTGATGAGCATTGTACAGGAAGCAACAACGCTGGTGAATGGTGATAGGCAAGATGATTACGGCAATATGGGCGATTCGTTCCGCCGGATTGCTGGCCTATGGTCTGCCTACTTAGGCACACATGTTGATGCGTATGACGTTGGCAAGATGATGATATTGTTGAAGGTGTCACGGGCTAAGAACACGAACCACCGTGATAGCTACATTGACATTGTGGGATATGTTGAGTGTATCGACAAGCTACTAGCTGAACAACCATGAGCCTACAAGATTGGATTGATGCCAAATTTGCGGGTATTGCGGAGAAGTTGCCCCAGCTCGTACACACTGAACCCGCTAGCTTTGCCTGTGGTTACAACACCGGGTACAAGCAAGCACTACTTGAACTTGATAGATTTTTACAGGATGAGGCGACCGAATGACAGTAACAACGTTGCCATCCTTGGTTAAAAAGAATGTGACGATCACCATTAAGCCATGCGGTGATGAGATTATAGGCGAAATACGAGTACCACACCCGATTGATGTTGAGCTTGATAACGGTGAAATCGTGCCCGGCTACTGGCATTTAGTGGTGAAGACTCGCAAAGAGGCCAAATATACAGCGTTTCTAAAGGATTAAGCATGAGCCAGTATGAAGATGTGGTATCACGATGTAATAAAATGTCGTTCCTGCTTGGGTTAGCAACTGGTGGTTTATCAGAGGTTATCAGAGTTGACAGACGACCACAGGCGGAGAAGCAAGCCACGATTGACCTGTTAAACAAATTAATGGAAGGTGTGGCGCAATTATACTACCCGGAAGCAAAGCCAAATGAGTAACGAAGCTTGGGAATGTCCAAGGTGTGGACGCATGAACGCACCATTTAACCCGAGTTGCTTTTGTGCGAGAACCTATGAGGGATTTATTGCCAAGGGCGAAGCAACACCACTCATTAGGCATCAGTTCACGCAAGGCACTGGCTGGGTTGCGACCTGTGAGGACTGCCGGGAAATGCTAAACGGTTTGACGAAACATGTTTGTAAGGTATCACTATGAGTTATTTGGATAAGACATTCTGCGCTAGTCCTCGATGTAACAACGATTGCGGACGGCGTATGACTGATGCGGAGCGCGAACGCTTGACCTACTCACAAGCTCAATATGTGAGCTACGGCTACTTTTGTGGTGAACAGGACGGCCAAGCCCCTCACAGACTCAAAGCGGTACGAATGCAACCTATGTCGCAAGCTGAGTTCAAGGAAATGTACGCACAGGAACCAGAACCAACAGATGAAAGACATAAATAAAATGCGCCTAGGCGTCTTACGTGAGTTAAAGAATGTGGGCATCTTCTTTGACCGAATGGAGAAAAGCGTTAAAGGCAGGAATCCAGAAGCAATACAACGAGCTTATATGTTTTTAGTACATTTAGTGCGCGAAATGAATGAGGGCTGCTTAACCCCTGAAAGTATAGCCCTTGATGTTGAACTAAGTAAGGCATTACAAGGATTGGATGACGATGTTTCATAATTACGGATTAGGTGCTAAGCACACATCTAAACGCGATGCGCCAACAGCCAGAAATGCTAGGCGATTAGCAGAGAAAGCTAAGAATAAAAATAAATGGAAACCCGCTTATGGTTGGGAAGGAGAAATTATCTGTGAGAAACGTGAAGTTGAGAAAAAGCCCGAGTTAACCTACGACGAAATTAAGAAAATATTACAGTATTTTGAAAAGTATGGTTTTAATTTGTAAAGATATTCTCCGTTAGCTCAGAGGCAGAGCCGCAGCCTGTTAAGCTGTTGGTCGGTGGTTCGATCCCATCACGGAGAGCCAGAACTCAACTTGCCTAGGTAAGAGTTGAGAGGCGCTAGCACCTTGCCATAATGTTGATGTGGTTCCACTATGAGAACATAAATCATCTGTAAGTGCTCTGCAAAGGTCGGCAGTACTAGGGATTGGAGCGGGTGAAAGCCCCGCGCTACCTATAAGTATATATTTATTCATTTATATATTTATATAAATATTCAACTATGACTGACTTCATGCTTCGCTCTTCCTCAAGCAACTTGCGCTTAACCTTCTTGTACAATGGAGCCGGAATATTCAGAAGATAGGGTTTAACATCCATATTCTCCATGCGCACTTTCATTTTATCGTGTTGGCCTTCTTTATCAAAAGTCTTTCCTGAATCAATTCTTGCCATGAAGAAAATCCTCTAGTTCGTTAACGATGCTTACAATTTCACGTGTTGCTTCGGTGTCTTGTTCACATACAGTTCTACCTTGTTGAACTGCTTTGGCATATTCAACGCGTTGATACGTTCCATTTAAAAATATGGGTAACTCAAATTGTTGAAGTTGAGACACAATTTCATCACCTATAAGGGTGCCTTTAATGCGCCTACTGATGACAAATGCTGCCTTAAGTTTTCCTTCAGTGATTTCAATTCTGTCCTTGACTAACCGAACCAAGTCTTCAGTAGCCCAAATGTCATAAGGTGATGGCTGAACTGGGATGAGAACAGCATTTGAGGCTTTAATAGCGCAAACCGTCAATGGTGATACTCGGGGAATGCCATCAATAATAATGCGCTCATACCGGTCTTTGAATTTAACAACATCTTTATCAAGGGTATTAACTGGAAGGCAAGTTAAATCAATCAATTCACCGCCTGATTCCTCGTGCCATCGCAATGCGGAACCTTGGCTATCCGAATCAACCAGCAATGTTTTGATGGTACGTATCGTATATTCACGAGCAATATTAACTGCAAGAGTTGTCTTACCTGTGCCACCTTTTTGATTTAGTATTGAAATTATCATGTATATGCCTATATAATTATATTTTTATATGATTATATAAATATATATCTTAGTCAAGCTAATACTATGAGGGTTGAATGAAGGACAGAATAGGCAAGATGACGGAACGCGAAGATGCCCTAACAAACATTATCGTTGACGGCATGGACAAGTTCATGAAAGAACATGGAAGCTTAGACCGTAGTGAGTTCATGGCAGCCTACAGTTTCCTTGCTAGAGTATTGTTCACAGTACAAACACCAATCAAAGATGTAGACGCGCAATGTGCCGAGATTGAAGCTTTTTGTGAGTTTTTGAAAGGTGTAGCGCGTAAGGCGATAACATGAACGAATTAGGTGAGTTAACCGATGATGAGGTTTTTGAGGGACTAAATAACTTTGCCATAAAGCTATTCGGCGAACAACAACAGTTACCGCCAGAGTTTCAAGAAATATTAGATAAAAACATGTGGGAATTATGCGATGACCGTTAATCTTGCGCCGGAAAACTTTGAACTAACACACGGAGCATTAAAGCACTTTAATTGTTCTAAGTGTCACAAAGATAAACCATGCGTAGTTAAGGTCGCATCAGATCTAATATGTATTAACTGCCGATTCAATGATATTGGAAAGGCTGCGCTGTATGAGGGGTTATACAATGGGTTGGATTAGTGTTGATACACGATTACCAAAGAAATTAGAGAAGGTATTGTTTCACTGGCTTCTAAATGGTCATGGTAAAAATATCTCTATGGGCTATATGTGTGATACAGGATGGAATATTTATTTACCCTATATGTCGCATGGTCTTAATGCTGATGTATGTCATGTAACGCATTGGAGACATTTACCTGATTTCCCCAAATTTAAACCGCCTGTTCGTCAGGTTGGAGCAATTATTATTGACGATCCATTAGCTCAATTACATGAAGATGTATATAAGGAATTCATGGTTCATGGTGAATGTATGGTTTACTATCCTAATGATGGAAGTCTGCCAATCATTGAAAAATCGTTTAGAAAACCTCCGGAAAATGCTACAGAATTTGCTAAAAAGTTTTGTGAAGAAAATAAATATTTACTCAAAAGGCTTGCTGATAAATGAAAAACAAATACAGGAAGCTAGATAAAATCTACGGCAAGATACCCGAAATAGACTGCAAGGGGTTATGTCACCACAGTTGTACCTTAATTCCTGTAGCTAAGGCCGAATCACAGCGCGCCAGAGACCGTTTAGGCTGTAGCCCATACAAACCTACTGCTGATGAGATACAGCGCGCTATAGACAATAAATCAGTGCCAACCTGTAGGGCTTTGAAAGATATGAAGTGTTCAATCTACACCATACGTCCAGCCATTTGCCGACTATATGGCGTAGCCGAAGGTCTTGAATGCCAATTTGGTTGTAAGCCTAAAGCCACACTTACCAAAGAAGAAGCATACAACCTTATCAGGGAAACAGAGGCAATATGAAGACTAAGTTGACAATGTTAAAGGAATATATTGACAAACAGACTGACGATAACGGCCTATGGTTCGATGTGACATATATAACCGAAGCTTATCTTCAAGCAGAACTACGCAGACTTGCGTGGATGATAGAAGATGCTACAGTTGAGCAGATACAAGACGAAATTAATAAATACGAAGAGCGCCTATGACAGGAATCGCTGACAAGGAACAGTTAGCATCAGAATTAAGGTCAAGTTTATTAGAGTTTACAAAGTTCTTCTACCCTTTGTTAACTGGCCGCCAATTCATTATCTCAGAACCCATGGGGCGCGAGTCGCATCACGTGACTATTTGCCGCTCATTAAGCCAAGCATCACGCCTTGAAATCCCTAATCACCGATTGCTAGTTAATGTAAGCCCTGGTTCAGGTAAATCAACATTACTGGCTATGTGGGTTGCGTGGACATTGGCTAAATGGCCTGATTCCCGGTTCTTGTATATATCCTACTCCAAGGTTCTCGCAGCAAAACACACTGAAACAATCAAGCGTATTATGCAATTAGCAAACTACGTGTACCTATTTGACGTAAGGATTCGACATGACTCAAAGGCCAGAGAATATTTCCAGACGACAGCAGGCGGAGCTGTTGCTGCTTTCGGCTCAGGCGGCGCAATCACTGGACAAGATGCTGGACTTCCCGCACTTGAGCGATTCTCAGGAGCAGTTATTATTGATGACGCTCACAAACCTGATGAAGTTCATTCCGACACTATTAGACAATCAGTCATTGAAAACTATCGAGAAACAATTCAGCAGCGTGCCCGCGGAATCAACGTACCTTTTATCTTCATTGGCCAGAGACTCCATGAGGACGACTTAGCCGCTTACCTAATAGCCAACAAAGACGGTTATGAATGGTACAAGGTGATTCTAAAAAGTATTGATGAGGCAGGGAACGCGCTATATCCCGAAGTAAATACACGTGAATCACTCATGATTAAACAAGAATGCGACCCTTACGTGTTTGCTTCACAATACCAACAAGACCCAATACCCGCAGGTGGCGCACTATTTAAACCCGAATGGTTTGTCATGCTTGAAGAAGAGCCAGACGTATTATTCAGTTTCATCACTGCGGATACTGCGGAAACAGCCAAGAGTTACAATGACGCGACCGCATTTAGCTTTTGGGGTATCTATGAGATTGAGTCCTATGGTGTAAAAACCGGACAATACGGCCTACATTGGATAGATACATTAGAGACACGAATAGAACCTAAAGACCTGAAAGATACATTTTTGGACTTTTGGCAGCAATGTATGCGTTATAAGAAACCGCCGCAGCTAGTAGCAATCGAGAAGAAATCCACAGGCGGAACGCTATTAAGCTTATTGGACGAGATTAGAACTATAAAGATGATGGATATTCCACGAACACGCGAACAAGGAAACAAAACAAAACGATTCCTAGAAGCTCAACCCTATTTTGCCGAACGCCGTGTCTCGTTCCCAGCCTTTGGTCGTCATGTTAAAGTGTGTATAGACCACATGAGCAAGATTACAGCAAACGAAACCCACAGATGGGATGACATAGCAGATACAGCAGCAGATGCCGTAAAGATAGCTTTAATTGATAAAACAATTATATCATCACACGTAAATGCCGTGGATTACTCAAGTGTTGCTAAAAGTCTTGCAAGTAACAGTAATAAGATTAACCGCTTGAAACAGAGCGCATATACAAGGTAAGTTTATGAGCGATCAGGTAACAGATATTGGTGTATTAGCTTTAAATGTTCGTATATTGAATAATTTAATATGTGGTGGCTATCACACCGTTGAGAAGTTACTAGAAGCTGATTCAGGGGAATTATTACGAGTACCAGGCATAGGAAAGGAATCATTAAACATGATAGGAAAAGCATTAAAGCGATTCAGGAAGTTAGTTAACCCTGAGCAACAAATGCTCCAAGACATAGGCTCAAAGCTAATGGCAGTAGAGCGCAAAGTAAATATGCTCAGTGAAATGATGGAGAAATTAGCAGTAAGTAAATTAGGAATACTAGCCGAAGAAGTACAAGGAATGCGTACTATAATGCTAGAACAATACAGGTTGTTACAGTCGATACAACTAGAAAAAAGCCCAGATGGGTTGTTAAGGAAAATAAACGAAAAGGTGCCTGGTTTCTCTGCGACTGTTTATGATTTATACCATAAGCTTGAACAAATGTAAGTGAACCGCTTATACACGATTGTTAATTGATATACAATTAATTATCGAAGGGAAAGGATTTCTCTACAAGGAGCTACAATAATGAAGGATGTAGCAAAACGCTATCAAGATGATCTTGCGCGTATTAAAAAGCGTGTACGCAATGCGCATGATTATTTTAAAGATAACTATGATCGCTATAATGAGTTTCGTAGGTTTGTGTTCGACTCTTCCCTAAAAGAAGATGAAATCACACTTCTAATGACAATGAACCGTCCGCAACTCGAATTTAACGTACTCGAAGCCTATATTAGCAGACTTCTAGGTGAGTTTTCAAAGCAGGAACCCGATATTGCGGTTAACGCTTATGATGAGGACAAAGCCGACCCTATCACTATTAAGGTTGTCGAGCAACATCTAAAGCACGTGTTCATGGACGATAATAACGAGCACACCAGATACGAGGTTTACAAAGACCTATTATCCGGTGGGTTTAGTACTATCAAAGTGTTCACTGATTATGAACATCCCATGTCGATGAACCAAGTCATTAAGATTGAACGTTGCGAACCAACCCTATCAGGATTTGATAAGCTAGCAAGGTTCAGTCATAAAGGCGATGGTCAATTCTGCTTCCAGCTATTCCCAAGAGATAAGGACGAGTTTGAAGAAGAATATCCCGAAATACCCCTAAAGACACTAAGCTTTCGTAGAGACTTCGCAGGTTTTAACTGGTCATACCTAAACGACAACAGCAAAATAATTGTAGTAGCAGACTATTACGAGAAAAAACGCAAAGAAGAAACAATCGTCCAAGTTCGTGACGGTTCCGTAATGACCATGACCAAATATCGTAAAATGTTGGACACGTGGAATGATATCACTGTGCCACCAGCGCTTATGGGTAAGCCACGTAAAACCCTAATCGACAGCATCAACCGTTATCGAATGATTGAAAACCAAGTTATAGAGTACGAAGAAACAGACTTTACGCATTTACCCCTCGTCTTTATTGATGGCCACTCGCTCATGATTAAGACGCCTAAAAACGGTAATATCAGACAGGTGACAAGACCCTATGTATATCATGCTAAAGGTGCGCAAAGGCTTAAAAACTACGCAGGTATTTCTCTGGCAAATGAGATTGAGAATACGGTACAGCATAAATTCATGGTGGCAAAAGAGGCTTTACCTAAAGAGGAAGGGTTTCTCGATGCTTACAAAAATACACAGAAAGAGTCTGTGCTTGTTTATAATTCTGTACACGAATCCAATCCTGACATGCCAATTGCTAATCCAATCCGCGAAATTCAGCGGGTTCCGTGTCCTCCTGAAATTGCGCAAGCTTTTACGGGGGCTGATTCTCTAATTCAGAACGTGCTAGGTTCATACGATGCAAGCTTAGGTATTAACAACAACCAATTATCAGGTGTGGCAATAGTTGAGGCTGCTACCCAGTCCAATGCGACTGCTATGCCCTATATTATCGGCTGCTTACAGGGATTCCAGCGTGTTGCTGAAATATATGTAAACTTGATGCCTAAGTACTTCACTACTCCACGAACATTGCCAATCCTAGATGAGCGTGGAAAGAGGCACTTTGTCAAAATCAATCAACCCGAAGGTCTACCTATGGACTTCGACACTAACGCGCTGAATGTATCACTCAAAGCTGGCGCTAGTTTCCAAGTACAAAAACAACGCACAATCATGATGGTCAAAGAAATGATGGGTATGTCGCCATTATTTGGACAATTCATAGCAGAGAAGGGATTAAACTTCGTGCTAGACAATATGGAAGGTAAAGGCATTGAGCAGCTTAAAGACTTAACGGATGAGTGGTTGAAAGAATACCAGCAAGAAAAACAAGCAGCCCAGCAACAAGCGCAGCAAAATCCAGCCGCAATGAAAGCACAAGTAGATATGGCTAAAGTTCAACAAAAAGGCCAAATAGACCAAGCGAAATTGCAATTAGATATGGCGAAGCTCCAACAAGACCAGCAAAAAGTTATGGCTGACCTGCATTTAGGTCAACAAGCCGCAACCGTACAGCTAGTCAAAGCACAAACTGAGCGTTACGCCAAGCATGTTGATTTAGAAATGAAGCACCGTGATATGAGTCATCGGCATGTTAAAGAAGCACTAGAAACTCACCACAAACTACATAATAAACAGGACGGCGGTAGAGCGCATGCGTAAGTTATTAGTGAAAATTGGTAAAGATTTCGGCAATGATAAATGGGGAATTGTATTTGGAAGTACTACTGAAACCTTAGCATTTCATTGTATAGAAGGGTTTCCACAAACAGTTCCTTTTCCAGGAACAATCATAGAGGAAGACGGTATTAAGCAGATGATTACGTTTCTACAAAAAACACTACAGGAGAAGGAAGAAAATGAGCAAAGTATCATGGAATGATTTACATAATGCTACACAATCTGAACTCAAAAAGACCTATAAGTTATCAGATAGGCAATTGGAAGTTCAAGTTCGTAAGCATATGGATGGCGCATCTATGGAGCAGCGCAAGGGCTTATATCAAACTGTTTATGCGAAACGGGATCGATAATGTTAACCATACCAGAATTAGAAGCACGCAGAGATATATTAAAAACTACCCTACACAGTAGCGAAGAAAGTTTACTTGATTTAAAAGAACGTTCTAAAATAATCAAGAAGGAAGTAGCCAATATGAAAGGCGCTATTCTCGAACTTGATAGATTAATTGATGGGGTGGAATATGCCACTCACTAAAGGTGCTAAACCAGGCTCAAAGAAGTTTGGTCAAAACATTGCGACTGAAATTAAGGCTGGAAAGCCAAAAAATCAGGCCATTGCAATTGCGTACTCAGAGGCTAAAACTAAAAAGAAGGGGAAAAATAAATGAAAATGAAAGCTAAAGACATTAAACAACGTGCTAAGAAAATGGAAAAGCACATGGATGCCAAAGAAGATAAAAAGCTCGTTAAAAAAATAGTCAAGAAGGACTGCATGAAATGAGTGATTTAGAACAAAGATTAGACGCAATATGTGAGTCAATGGAATCTGCCGCTACTGATTACAATCAGTCTACGCAGTGTTTGGTCGAAGCCCTGACAGGCATTCATGAACGATTGGAGAATATAGAAAAATGGATAGAAAACCAGGAGCCAAGGGCAAATCCTTAGATAAAAGCCCTTACATGCGTGAGCCCGAAGCTAAGACTATCAAGGCATTTAAAGGCGTTGAGAAATCTGTAAAGCCCGTAGCTCGTGATACTAATAAAACTCGCAGGACTTCTACTAAAGATCGCAAAGTAGGTGTTACTGTTAAAAAAGAACTTCCCGTTTCTAGTAATAAGAAAAAAGCTACTAATGAGAAACAATATAACAAGGATCGTTAATCATGAGTCTATTAAGTTCGATAATTTTACCTGCGTTAGAAAAGGAATTAATCGCGTCTGAACCTGTTATTGCTGAATTTGCCTTAAAGCAGCTACACAAAATAGGCCAACAGCTTATGACTTATGCTGAAAGTAAAATCGGCGTGGTTCCAACGCTTCCAGCAGAAGATAAATCAGAGGAAAACTAATCATGGCCGAGAAATGGATCAAAGGCGCCATCAAGCATCCAGGAAAATTACACCGCGAACTAGGCGTGCCACAAGGTGAAAAAATTCCTGAGAAGAAGTTAGCCAAGGCTGCCAAAAGTAAATCACCAACTATCCGAAAGGAAGTGGCACTTGCAAAAACCCTAAAGAAGATGAAAAAATGATAAAAGTAATTGATACTGTAGGGCAAGAGGTTGATATTGATGACTGCTTAGTGGTAAAGAAAAAGAAGCCTAAAAAGAAAAAAGTTAGCTATACTACCTATTTTAACTGGCAAGTGCGACAATTAGATGCTGAATTGGAACATAAATTGCCAAATGAGTTTAGAGGCAGCATAGATAATTTCAATCACCGTAGTTGTGGTGGGATGGGTCAAATAGACGACAACCAGTATTACTAACCATTGTATAAGGATATAAAATGGACTACAAATGCAAAGAAGGTATGATTGACAACCGTAAGGTTAACGACAATCACCAAGGTGGTATTGAGCGCGTATTACAACGTAAAACTGACCGTAATGATGTTAAAGGTCATAATGGAAAGATGGGTATGGACATACCTAGTCAATCCAATTGGAAACGCGGCGATTCACTAACTCCACGAAAAGCATAATTATAAGGATATAATATCATGCCCACTATTTATCAATTGCCCATTCAACAGCCAGCAATGGTGGGCGTGTTCCCTAACCAGAAGTTCGCTGTATTTGGTGATAATCTTGCAACCATTACGACCGCAGGTTATTTGAATCAGGTTAGTCTTGAATCTAATCCATTATCAAGTACTGACGTATTACAAGTACTGTACTCGTTCAATAACGTGACCCAGGTTGGTACTTATGGTGTGTTTACCGTAAGCATTAGCACCAGTGGCGTAATAACATTGGTTGCGGCAGTTAGCCCTGGCGATGTGTTGCTTCCTGTTGTTGCGAACCATATCGCACAATTTAATGGAACTACTGGCCAAATTTATGATGGAAGCGCACCTGCCGTTCATGGTGGAAACATTCAGGCTGGATTATCGGGTACTGCTGGAACCTTAGCCTCATTTCCTGCTACTGCGGCTTGTGGGTCGTTAATTGTTGCAGGTGTTGCGAACACAGGAAATACTAATACCACTGTTAGTAACGTAGCCATGGGTCAAGCCTCGGTTGTGAGTATTCCTGATCCAGTGAATGCTGCTGCTCGATTTATGGTTGGTGCCACTGCGACACCGTTCGTATCTGGTAACTTCCCGATTGCTTCCGGTACGGGTGGCTTATTTGTAGACTCTGGCGCCGCTCCTGGTTCGTTTGCTAATCTAACTGCTGCTAATACGTTCTCTGGTGCTGGTCAAATCATCCTTGCAAAAGCCAATGGCACGGAAGCTGCTAACGCGGTGACTGCTAGTGGTAATGCTGGGGTAATTACTACATCTTCACTGACTACAGCAGGTGGGGCGACTTATGTAATTACTTGGACTAATACCAAAATTACGGCTACATCTGTAATTGGCCTAACTATCCAAGGTGGCACGAATAATGCAACCAACAATATTACCTTTACCTGTGTTCCAGGTTCAGGCACAGCAACGCTAACCATATTCAATAACACCGCAGCTACAGCGCTGAACGGAACATTGTTACTTGGATATAGCGTGCTCTAATCGTGTTCCATCCTGTTTGGGTTTGAGTTTTCCTTCCTTTCTCAAGCCCAACTTTATTGCATTGTCTTTAGATTATCTTTGAACCATCTATCTACATTTTCCTCAGTATAATAAACCTTCCCATTTAATTTATGATATTGCGGGCTTTTCCCATCATATCGCGCTTTTCTAAACCAATGGACTGATAACCCATATTTAACTGACAACTCTTTTTCTACTAGATATTTGACTCCATCTAATATAAGCATAATTATCCTTAATTAAGTTTACATTTCTCTAAAACATCATATTTCATTTATTCACTTTATATAAGTACATTATTTTACTACCGCTTCATATTCTTTCATACCGGCTCATACGCCGCGTTTCCAATACCCCTTAAATTGACTACATTGAACATGTGAAATCGCAAAAGGTGCAATGGACTGCAACTTCACACACGAGACCCATGCGTTAGTTGGGGAATGTTTTTTAGCGTGATGGCGTAATAATCCGAGACCTGTTCGTAAGGCAGAGGTATTACCGTAGCGGGGCAATAGCTAGAAGGAATGTTATGGATAACAGTGTTATGGACAACGCGTCTGATATGACTCAGGCACCAGTAGAGACTGCTCAACAGACACAAGAACGTTTGTTTAAGCAAGCAGAGTTAAACGAAATTGTAGGGCGAGCCAAGCATGACGCCGTTGAAAGCTATAAACGCCAACAACAGCAGACACAACAGCCAGCACAACAATACAGTCAAGCTCCGTCTTCTAAAGCATTATCAGAAGATGATGTTAAGCGATTAACTGGCGAAGAGCTGAATAGGTATCGTGAAGAATGGACTCGTGAGAGCCAAGAACGCATGAATGCCGAAGCAGCAGAGCGCATAGTGAATAGCTACAAAGAGAAGATTTCCGCTGGTAAAGAGAAATATGAAGATTTTGAGGCCGTCACAAATAATGTGGACATGAGATACTATCCTAACGTTGTACAGCTTTTAGCCGAATACGTTGATAACTCTCATGATGTGTTGTATGACCTGGCGAAGAACAGATCGAAACTGTATCAGCTAGAATCAACATGTCAGCACAATCCTCAAGACGCAATCTATGAGATTAAGCGTTTGTCAGATTCAATAAAGGCAAATGAAACGCACTCACAGATGACCCATGCCAGAACACCATTATCACAGCAACGACCTTCTAATACCGGAACGGATTCAGGTAATACTCTGTCGATGCGTGATCTTAAAGCAAAGTATCGCGCATAAACGCCGAAGGTAAATCCTGAGTCCTAACTTAATGGATGAAAGTTAGGAGTTACTAACATGGCTGTTTTCCCGAATAACATTTTACAAACCGTCCAGACCTATCAACGGTCAGGATTGGCACTGTTACAGAATTTATGCTGTCACATTGCTACGGCTAATACCAAATTCAAAGACTTCGACAAGATACAAGCGAACCTTGGCTCTGCTGTTACGTTTGATTTACCACCACGTGCGACTACTGTTGCAGGTTTGGTAGCATCATTCCAACCAGCCGTTCAACGTGTTCAACAACTCGTGTGCGACCAGGCAAACAACAGTTCATTTGCTGTTACTTCTCAACAACGTATCTTCAACTTGGAAAAAGGCGAAGAAGATTATATGCGTGTATTTGGTAAGTCATTCATCGCTGAATTGGCAACCCAAGTAGAGGGTAATGTTGCTAAGAACTGGGATAGCTCTGTACGCAGCCAGTTAGACGGTTCCTTAAATACATTTAGTGGACCCTATCGATATTTCGGTAATGGTTCTACTGCTTTGACTTCTTACCAACAATTAGCGCAAGCCATTATGTTCTTCAAGAACTACGGCTCTGTAGCTGAGGGAATCAAGGTTTATCTTCCTGATACAGTTGTTCCTGCTGTTGTGGGTAATGGTCTTAACCAATTCGTACCACATCGTAACGATGATATCGCTATGTCATGGGAAATTGGGGATTTCGGTACTCCTTTAGTTAGTTACTACCAGTCAAACTTAATGCCTATCCACGTATCAGGTAATACTGGCGTATTACAGCAAACATTGACTGTAATCAGCACTAACGATCCAACAGGACAAAACGTTACTCAAATCACTGTGAGCGGCGCTACTGCAAGTGATGCTTCTGCGGTGTTCTCTGGTGACTTGTTCAGCTTCCAAGACGGCGTTTCTGGTCAACCTAACATGCGTTACTTAACCTTCATTGGTCACTTCCCTAGTGCCAACCAAGTTCAGTTCCGTGTAACTGCTGATGCGGCTGCGAATGCTTCTGGTAATGTTGTATTGAACATCTTCCCTGCGTTGAATTGGGCTGGCGGACAAAACCAAAACCTGAACAATCCAATTGCAACAGGTATGCAAATCCTTGGTATTCCTTCTCACAGAGCGGGCGGTATCTTAGGTGGGGATGCGTTCTACTTAGCAATGCCTCAGTTGCCAGAACAACGTCCTTACGACACTGCAAACGAATATGACGAAGATACAGGCGTGTCAATGCGTTTGACTTACGGTTCTCTGTTTGGTCAAAACGAGACAGGCATGATCTACGACGAGACTCACGGTTCAGTAATTGTTCCCGAGTACTCCATGCGTTATGTCATACCGTTATCACAAGGTTAATTGGTAGAGCGGTGTAAAAGCCGCTCTCTTATAAACGTTTTAGTAAGGACATTAAAATGCCAACTCCACAAGTTCAGAATGATCCGATTTATTCATTGCCCTACCTATACATTAGTGGCTTGAATATCTCTATTGCTTCTACCACCGTATTAGCAATTGCTCCAGGTCAAGCACGCGACAGTAACGACATGATAGACATGCCTGTTGGTTTCCCCAATTTGCAAGGTAATAGTGTTCCCGCTGTTCAATTCCAAGGTTATCAACCAGGGCTTTTAATTAATGCTGCTGTTGTTGGTGCTAATGGTATAGACGCAGGTGCTTTAGCTGCTTCTACTCAATACGCAGTCTACCTAATTGGTGATTCACGTGGTTATTTGCCTGTCGCAGGTATATTGACGTTGACCAGCAATGTGTTGCCAAAACTGCCATTGGGTTATGACTCTTATCGCTTGCTTGGTTTCCAAGCTACAGGTGGTAGCTCTACATTCGTGTACGCTACATCTAAACCTCAGAACATGAGATTTGCATTGCAATACATTGAACAACCTCCTGTATCTGTGTTGTCTGGTGGTAATGCGACTTCATTTACTGCAATCGATTTGACCACTAACAGTGCTGTTCCAACAACGACGTTACAAAACATCATCGTGACCTTACTCGTAACCTTCACTCCATTGGCTGCTAATGACATTGTTCAATTCAGACCTACAGGAAGTACGGCTACTGGTGGATTACCGACTATCACAGGTGTTACTGCGGGTGTTGCTCAAACACAATACATTCAAGTTATTGCTGGCGTTGGTTCTTCCAAACCTGAAATCGATTACTTGGTATCTGTGTCTGGTGATGCTGTATCTGTATCTGTAGTTAGTTGGACTGGGGTTTCTAATACTGCTTACCCAGCGTTAGTTTAAACCTTACAGGAGCGAGTACTATGCCTTATACAGCAGAACAGTTAGTCACTCGTTCCTGGTTTTTATCAGGTATTGTGGCAAGGAATTTACAAGTACCTACAGGCGATCAGATTTATGATGGGTTGCAGATGCTTAATGACTTGCTCAATTTTAAACAGATTGAAACCGATTTAATTCCATATTGGACTTACATCGAGTTACCCCTTGTCGCTGATCAAGAGTTCTATTTTCTTCCTTATGTAGCTGCTGTTGAGTCGGCGACCTTTAATATCAATGTTGTGCGTTACCCAATGGACAACACATCAAGACGCATGTACTTCGGTTCAAGTCGTGTTGATAATATTTCTACATTACCGTTTAACTGGAATTATAACCGCGCTTTGGGTGGTGGAAACATGGCATTGTATTTTAAGCCTGAATCTGCTTATCCCATGAAAATGATGGTTAAAATATTCCTGGTAGATGTGGAACTACAGACCGACCTAACTAATCTGAGTGAGGTCGTACCTTATACGTTTATTAATAGCTCAAATCAGGGTTTAGACACCTCCTACATTGAATACCTACGTTATGGACTCGCACAATATATGTGTTCTGAGTATGGTGTATTGTTCAATCCAGAATCAGAAAAGATTCTCACAGCTATGAAACGCAAGCTCATGTACATTTCACCACCGGATTTAACCGTGACTAAAACATCAATCCTCTGTGCTGACCAAGCTGGCGGCCTAAATTGGGGTGATGTGAATATTGGGCGCGGATGGAGACCAAGTTAATGAATGATGCTGAGGTGGTTACAAGCTATAACCTACTGGTTGAAGCTCGATTAACAAAAGTCGAAGTGAATTCCACTGCAATGGCAGAAGATGTGAAAGAAATAAAGCGTAATTTACGTTGGTTAATGGGCTTAGTGTTTAGTATTAACACAACCATTATAGGCTTATTAGCCAAGGGCTTTAACATAGTTTAAGGACAACAAATGGTCGGTCGTGGGCAGAACTTTAAACAGTTCCCGTTAAACATAGTAGGTTCGAGCATCTTTGGGCGTTATCCTAAGATTAGCATCGAGAAAACCTACAATATGTTCATGTCTGATAAATTTATGGTGCCTTACTCGGGCTATAACATAGGGATTACTGCCGATCAGTTTCTAAATTCTATTGAAGGTCGCGCAATCTTTACCAGTACGAAGTTCGATG